ATTATGCCGCGAATGGATCGCCGCACAAAGGCCGGAAAAGAGGCGTATGAGATAGAGCAAAAAAAGGCCGAAGGCAAGTTGCTTATATCATCGGATGATTACGATACCATTGAGTCAATACTCACTAATTTCCGCAATGATGATTTGGCACAAAAATATTGCAAAGGCATTGTGGAGTTATCGCATTACACCAAGTATGAAGGTTTAGAGGTGCGCGTTAGACCGGATTGTTTAAATCGCGTTGAGAATTGGATTTCAGATATAAAGACGTGCCAAGATAACTCACCGCAAGCATTCAAAAGAGATGTGTACAAATACGCCTATCATTTACAAGCGGCGTTTTATATGGATATGCTTGGCATTGATAATTTTAGATTTATTGCCGTTGAAACAAATTATCCATATAGCGTTGAGGTTTACGCATTGAGTGAGGATATGATCGAGCAAGGCCGCCAAGCGTGGAAACAAGCGTTTGCGGATTGGAGATTGTATAAAGAGGCCGGCATTGTAAGCAAGCACAATTGGTTTGAATTTAATGATGATGGGAGCAAGGTATTATGAAGGCAGAAGATAGAAAACAAAGGCCGGTGTATAGCGGCGTTTTAAAATATTTCCCCGATGCCATTATGGAGGTAGCGTATGTGAGTTATATGGGAAATCAGCAACATCATCCAGATAAAGAGTTGCATTGGGATCGCAACAAATCAACCGATGAATTGGATGCATTAATGAGGCATTTAATAAGTGCCGGAACAAAAGACAAAGATGGGGTTCGACATTCTGCAAAGGTAGCGTGGAGGGCATTGGCTAACTTGCAAAAGGAAATAGAAAATGATGGCAGATAAAAAAATTAGAGAATTGGTTGAGCAAGTTTATAAAGTAGACATAACCAATAGTTGCCGCGAGTCAAGATTTGTGCAAGCGCGTTTAATTTATTATAAATTGTGTATTGAATTTAGCCAATTAAATCAAACCAATATCGCAAAAAGCATCGGCAGAAATCACGCAACATTGATACACGCAATGAAACAATGGGATGTTTATGTGCGTTTTTTTGAAGGTTTTGAGAAAAATTATAATTTCATAAAGGCGGCATTATTGGAGGCAAAGATGTTTCCGAATGTCAAAAAGCGCATCACATTGGATGAGTTATTGATAAAATACAATACGCTAATGGTCGAGAATGAGCAATTAAAAATTAAATTAGGCGAATCAAAAACTTGTAAGTGTGGCAAATGCGTTTTATAAATATCTAACCGGCGAGGATAAATTGCAACACAATGTCATATTATATTTGCAGATGCAATACCCATCAGTTTTATGGGCGCACATTCCAAACGAGGGAAGGCGCACACCATTTGAGCGGTTTAAATTAAAATACTTGGGTGCAAAAAGTGGCGTGCCGGATCTTATGATATTTGCGCCAAATAAAAAATATAATGGATTGGCCATTGAATTAAAATATAAGAAAAACAAACCAACCGAAAACCAAAAACAATGGCTTGAGCAGTTATCTCAAAATAATTGGCTTGCCGTTTGGATTAATGATTTCGATGAGTGTTGTGCATTAATCGATAAATATTTCAGAGATGAAGCATAAAAACGTTTATTTTGATCACATCAATCAAAAGGTCAGATGGACACAATCAACAACGGCAGATGTACCGGTGCAATACAATTACATTGGTTCGATGTCGCGCGTTGAGTTCGATTTGCTTGTGGAGGTTCTTTGGGAAATATTCGATGACTCGGATATTACGCTCGAAGAATTTTTGCGGTATTACGGACAGATTCGCGAGTTTTGTGATGACATTAAAAGATTGATAGACAAGTAAAAAAACAAGACAATGAAGATTAACAAGATTATCAGACCGGCTCACACCGAGCAATGGTCAATGATTCCGACCGCCATATTTAAAAATAACGATGTTTCAATGGCCGCAGTTGGGTTGTATTGCTGGGTATATTCTCAACCGCCATCGGCAGAAATATCAAAGGATGCCATTTTAACGCATTTTAAGATAGGTTTAAGCGCGTTTTATGGTCGAGTGAAGGAATTAATCAACTGCGGATTTTTAGTGCGTGAGAACGCCCGAAATGAAGGCAAGTTTTCCGGTGTGAATTATTTACTGCTTAATGAGCCGTTTATTGATTTACCGCATACGGATTTGCCGTATATGGAAAAACCGCATACTGATAATCCGCATACGTATGATTTAAATCGAGGGATATATAATAATATATATAATAATAATATATATAATAATAAAACCTTAGATAATAATAATATAAACTTAGATACTAATATAAACTTAGATAATAAGGTTAAACCTTATTTAGAGAATATTGTAAACAATATTCTTCCTCGAAATGAAAAAACTGCATTTTCAGATGGCACCATTAAAGCATTTGATCATTTCGTGGCATTGTTTCCGGATAAATACAAACCAAAATCCGAGGCACAAAAAAACAAATGGTTGGATTGCCTTGACAAAGTTCAGCGCATAGATGGGTATGATTTGCGTGAGGTTTATTTGATGGTCAAGAAAATGCGACAAGATGATTTTTGGCAAAGTAATTTTTTGAGCATTTTAAAACTGCGCAACACAGATAAAAATGGCGTGAAGTACATTGACCGGTTTATGGATCGTCAAGAGGATTATTTAAAATCGGCAAAAAATAAAATACAAGGCATCATCAGATTTTATAAATACACAACGCCGAGTGGTCAGATTGTTATTGGCGCAAAAACAAAAGGCGGTGATTTATCACACGAGATAATTGAGCAGAAATTAACTAATCAAGAAATTGAAAAAATAAAGGCAACATTATGACGCATAAGGAAGTGAAAATTTGGGAGCAAGAATTAATTTTTTTACTGAACCTTGATGGTTGGCAACTAAAGCCATCAGAGGATAAATATTGTTTTTATGATGCGTATGGCACAAATCCAAAAGGACAGAGTTGCATTTTAGAGTTTAAGTTTCGCCAAGATTATTACAAGACAAAAATATTAGAATGCGAGAAATGGAATAATTTGACCAAATACAAAGTTGATGAAATTTATTATGTCGTAATTGATTCAAAGGGTTGCCATATATACACCGCAGATGCAATTGATCATCAAAAAGTAATTACATTGGAATTACCAAAAAAGACAATTGCAGAGATAATTGAGAAGAAAACAAAAGCGTGTTATGAACTTGTAAAACCACCGGCATATTTTTACAAATATCATTTTTTTTAAAATATATTTTTATTTAATTTAGCCGAACAAGAAACAAGACAATGTACAGACAAGAATTAGAACAAATTGGCATAATTGTCAAGGGCAATGCTGGTATGACAAAAACCAAATGCCCAAAATGCTCACACGAGCGCAAGAAAAAATCGGATCCGTGCCTATCGGTAAACATCGATAAAGGGTTATACAATTGCCACAATTGCGGATGGAGTGGCGGCGTTAAATTTAAAGCGAGGCAAGAGTACACGATTCCAGAAAAAGAAAATGCCAACGTATCGGAGCGCGTGTTAAAATACTTTGAATCACGAGGCATAAGCGAGCCAACGTTGGTGCATTGGAAAGTAGGCGAATCGTTGGAGTATATGCCGCAAGTGCAAAAGAATCGCCGCGTAATTAATTTTAATTATTACCGCGATAATAAACTTATCAATGTCAAATACCGCGATTCAGAAAAGAATTTTAAAATGGTCAGCGGCGCGGAGTTAATTTTTTATGGTTTGGATAACATCCGAGAATTGGACAAAGTTTATGTGGTTGAGGGTGAGATGGATGCTTTATCCTTACACGAGGCCGGCGTCTATTCCGTTTGTAGTGTACCCAATGGCGCATCAAAGGGCAATCAAAAATTAGAGTATTTAGATAATTGCTGGCAATATTTCAAAGACAAAAAGGAAATAATTATTTGCACCGACAACGATGACGCCGGACTAATGTTACGCAATGAGTTGGCGCGTAGGTTTGGGCGGTATAAATGCAAATACGTTGATTTTGGGCAGTATAAAGATGCCAATGAGGTTTTAATGGCCGAAGGCACAAAGTCATTACGAGCGTTTGTTAATGAGGCAAAATCGTTTCCTTTAGAGGGTGTTTTAAATATTGATAACATTTGGCAGAACGTACTGAATTACAACGAGAAGGGTGTTGTCAATTATGGCATTGGACTTGGTGAATCGGATGATTATTTTAAAATGGCATTTGGTGAGTGGTCCGTAATTACCGGGATACCCAATAGCGGCAAGAGCGACATTGTGGATCAGATTTGCGTTAATATGGCAACCAAATATGGTTTTAGGAGTGCGATGTTTTCGCCGGAGTCATTCCCATACGAGGGCCACATAAAACGCATTGCCAATAAGTTAAACGAAAAGAATTGTAACAATGACGATTTGAATAATACCAAAGATTTTATTAGCGAGCATTTCCATTGGGTAAAGATTGATTTGGAAAACTTAACGCTAAAAGGTATTTTAACCGCATTCAGAGAGTTAGTGTTTCAAAGGGGGATAAACATTTGCGTGATTGATCCGTGGAATATGCTTGACCATTCCGCGCAAAAGGATTATTCCTACATTGGGCGGTTATTGTCAGAGATAACGCAATTTTGCCAACAAACCAATGTGCATTTGTTATTGGTGGCGCATCCAAGAAAAATTGAATCAATCGAGGGGACATACAAAAAACCAACATTGTATGATATTAGCGGCTCCGCTGACTTTTTTAATAAAACATATAATGGAATAATTTGTTACCGATGCATTGGGCAAAAGTCAAGTTATAAATCAGACATCGTCAAGATATACATTGAGAAGGTAAAGCGAAAAGAAAATGGCCAATTAGGTGATTTTGAAGTGGCACCGGATTTTTATAATGGTGGGGTGTATAAACCCATTGACCAAAACAATAAACGCTTTGAGGTAATAAAGGATAATAATATACCATTTTAAGATTATAGCCATACAAATACAATCGAAACTTAAGCCTATAATGAAACAAAACAGATGCAAATTGTATAAATAATGAAACAATCAACGAGCATAATCGTAACCGATGAGCATCATTTGGCAATGAGTTGGTGCATTAAAAATAAAATTTTAGTGTATCCAAAAGTTGCCATAAATGGATACTTTATGGAGGTAAATGACAACGGCAAGATAATACGATCACCGGTTGTTTACACAAAATCAGAAATGGAGGTAAAAGGTTGGGAATTATATTTGTATTTTTATCAAAAGTTTTGCAATGAATCTTGAAATACATTTTTATCCCATTGTTGGTTGCGCCGTTGGAATAGATTATTTTGACAATGAACACGATGACGAGCGTGATTGGGAAATAAAAACCATTTGCGTGCAATTGTTCGTGGTAGGTATTAATTTTAATTTTTATCAGTAATGAAAAACAAAGACAGACAAAGAGAAGATTCGTACAAGATTACGTTTTATGCAATGATGGCATTCATTGCTTTATTTTTAATTGAAATAATAAGATCATTTTAAAAAGACTTGTAAATATTGCCGAGGTAAAAGAAAACCCGGAAAATCCGCGTTTTATAAAAGATGGCAAGTTCAAAAAACTTGTTAAATCCATTAAGGAATTTCCGCAAATGCTTGAAAAGCGGCCTATTGTGGTTGATGAAAATATGGTTGTTCTTGGTGGCAATATGCGTTTAAAGGCGTGCAAATCCGCTGGGTTATTTGAAGTGTGGGTGGACATCGCGCAAGGATGGACAGATGCAGAAAAACGAGAATTTATTATTAAAGATAATATTGGCTTTGGTGAGTGGGATTGGGATATATTGGCAAATGCTTGGGATACAAAACAATTGATTGATTGGGGGATGGATTTACCGGTATTTGATATGCCAATGGATGATGAGCCAAAAGAAGAAAAAGAGCAAGAAGAAAAGGAACTTTGCCCAATGTGCGGTAAATGATTAATTTTGCGTTATGACAACGAAATCGGACATATTAAAAAATAATTTGCTTGAGGCACTTGAGCAATCATTGGGAGTTGTAACAACCGCTTGTAAGTTAGCCGGATGCCAAAGATCAACGTATTATAAGTATTATGCAGATGATCCGGAATTTAAAGCGGCAGTTGATGAGTTACAAAATATGACATTAGACTTTGCCGAGAGTCAATTGCATAAGCAAATAAAAGAGGGTAATACAACCGCCACAATCTTTTATCTTAAAACCAAAGGCAAAAAACGCGGATATGTTGAGCGTCAAGAAATCCAAGTTGATGGCGCAGTTGAATCAAAAGTGGTTGAATGGACACCAGCAAAAGAAGAGTAAAAGAATTTTGCAACATCCAATTTTATCAAACGCTTAATTCTAAAAAGCGGATAAAGGTACATCAAGGCGGTACGCGATCCGGTAAGACTTACGCCATTGTTCAGTATTTAATTTACAGAATCACAACGGCACAAGAGCCATTAACCATTTCCATTGTGCGTAAGACATTGCCAGCGTTAAGGCGTTCGGTAATGCGTGATTTTATTAATATAGCGGACAAACTCGGCATCTACTATCTAGGCGAGCATAACAAGAGCGAAAACATTTTTAAATACAATGGGCATACCATTGAGTTTTTATCGACTGATGAGCCGCAAAAGATACGCGGAGCAAAGCGCAATATCTGTTTTATTAATGAGGGCAATGAGTTAAATTATGAGGATTTCCGACAATTGTCAATGCGAACAACTGACGAGATAATAATTGACTTTAACCCATCGGATCCGGTGCATTGGTTGTATGAGGAGATAATTGACCGCGATGATTGTGATTTGTTTATAACCACATATAAGGATAACAAGTTTTTGCCATCGGAGTTGGTGCGCGAGATAGAGCGCATCCGAGAGCGAGACCCGGATTATTGGTTGGTATATGGTGAGGGGCAAAGGGCCGTATTTAGTGATCGCCAAATATTTAAAGGTTGGCAATATATTCCGCTCAAGGATTTCCCAGATTTTGACGATACCACCATTGGCATCGATTTCGGATTTTCGAACGATAGTTGTGGAATTGTAGAAATTGCCAAAGTAAAAGACAAAATATACATCAATGAGTTATGTTATCGTAAAGGAATGACCAATCGAGATATTGCCGAATTTTTAAAATCAATCGGCAAAAACAATGTATTGGCGTTTTGTGATTCAGCAGAGCCAAAGAGTATTGAGGAACTGCGCCAAATGGATATATGGGCCAAAGGCGCAACAAAAGGTGCCGGATCAATTAATGCCGGTATTTCGTTATTAAAAGAGTTTCAAATCATAGTTAGCGATGAATCCAAAAACATAAAGCG